GTCAGCCATAAGTTTAGGGTCAATAGTCTTGGCAAACCGTTTCGCCATCTCCTGTGCGCCCGGCCAATCCATGTTCTTGATGAACAGATCGCCCGCGACGGCCCAAAGCGCCGGGTTGCCCTGAAGAAGTTGCGACATCGAGTCGAGGGCTTCTTGACGCTTGGTCATGTAGCTTGGCCCCGTTGTGACGCACACATCGTACTTGCCGACGCCGGGATTGTATATCTTTTCCAACACAATATTGGGGTTTTCGGGATTGACGATCTTTCGAACAGGTTCTTGTTGCGTCGGGTCAATCTTTGCCATGTTTGTCTCGCCGTCCATACCAATAATGCGAGCAACACGTTGCGTGTCGTATATCTTGGGTATCATGTCAACGATCTGGCGCGTTGTGTAGCGAATAGCGCGGGCTAAATTATCAACGTAGTGATATGTACCTGTATCGCCTTGTTTTTCACGAGCCAGTATTGCTCGGCCTGACCGTTCGTTGCTGGTTGCGCCCAGACTACTATCGTACTGACCCGTGGTTGATTTGATGTCGTCAGACGCCCCCGCTTTGGCCTGTATGAGCCCTGATTGCACCATAGGCGGCGGAGACCGTTGCGGAAGCGGCAACACAGATCCTTGGCCGTCCGTAACATCGGGGTTGACCTCCAAATACGGCCAATTATTGACGTTTGCGGTCTTCCATTGCTGCTCATACCCCTCAAATTGGCCTCCGTAGCCTATAAATGGCGCTTTAGGAGCTAAAGCCAACATCTCAGTCTCAGCGGACACCCAATAATTGTACATTCGTTGAGCGTCTTTGGCATTTCGCACCAATCCAGACACAAAAAGACGGCCATCTACCTCAAATTCGTTGCCAACGACGCGGATGACCGGAATCCACTGGCCCGCCCAGTCGTTCTCTTCCAGCATCTCGTAGCCGTTGGTTTTGCACCATTTGACGCGCTTACGGTCCACGTTGCGGCTTTTGAGCGGGGTCAAACCGGACGCCTTGAACATGGCGTCTTCGCGGCTTCCCTCAAATGCGGTGCGGTTGTCCGGGTACAGGTTAAGTTTGCCTGGTTCGTACTCAATATGAAAATATTCTGCAATACGAACTACATCCTCGTTCAACCAATTAGACAAGTTCTCGTCGCCAACGCCTTGCTGTTGAATAGACGAAATTGGCATGGCGTCTGGAAACAGTCTTACATATTCGGATTTCGTAAGATCTTCCGTAATGAAGCACCATTTGGCGTCAGATCCACATGGGTCTTGAATAGTAGGGTCCATATAAACACTAAAAGAGTTGCGAATACGCCCAATGCGGATGTCTTGGTCAAAAGTATCGTCGTTGCAGTACTCCGTAAGTAACCGGATGTAACCTTCGCCATACGTTACCTGATTTTCGCAAGCAGTATCGTAAGCCACGTCCGCATCCGACATATACTCGATGTGACGAACAAGGCCGTCGTAGATCTCAGCGACTTCCACGTCTGCCTTGTCATCGACAGGAATGACCCTGCCGCTTGGTCTATTTTGTCTCTGATCATTTGTTACCTGTCTTACATGTTGCGGAAGCTTGTTGATGGTCAGACAGGGCCTTGCATTGATTGTCTGGCCTTGGACCGATCCTCGCGTAGATAACACGTCTGCGGGCCATTGCCATTGATTGTCGGGCGATCCGGCAAAGAACCGCAGATCGTCCAACTCATCTTCGCGGCTTTCAGAATAAGCGGCGATAGCCATCGTCAGACGGCTACGCATTGTGTCGAGAATCGTGGCTGGGTTCTTCTTACGAGACCCGCCCCCGCTAGACACGCGGCCTGCCGCAGCTACCCCTGAATAATCCATCTATTTCTTCTTTGCAGTTTTAGCTGATTCTTTGAATGCCTTAGCAGTTGGTGCGCCAGCAGTGCCGGGCTTTCTCATCTTTTCGCCAGAGCCTTCTTTGATGCGCTCGCGTTTTGCATTTATGTTAGCGTAAAGCCCCGGTTTCATAGCCATGTTAACACTTCCACCGTTTAAGCGCCGCCTTGGCGCGCTCGCCGTCTTTGGCATTGGCCGCTACCGCGCCCATCCGCGCGCAGAAAGAAGCTTTACGGCCTTTGTCGGCTTCAGTCTTAGGGCTAGGAGCGGGCGCTTTAAGGTTAGATCCAGTTGCCGCGTTATATTTAGCCCGGCCTTTAGCCGTCAACCCAGCGCCCTGGCTAACGGGTAGCTTTTCGCCGCGCCCAACCGACAAGGAAACAGATTTTGCCATACTCAAGACCCCATCCACGAGTTAGTAGCGTTGGCCGCAGAACTGTAGGAGTGGCGGGGTTTCTCTACATATGCGCGGGACGCTACGGGATACGCAAACGTCACCGCTAGCGCGTCGGCTGCGTCGGGAGATGCCAGTCCGCGTGCCCGCATTTCCTTTTTCCCTTCGAGGAAGATGGTGCCTGACGAGTTAGGCTTCTTTGTAGGCCCAATCAAATCCGATTTCAACTGCCTGTCTACCGGAATAGACGCTGTTTTGAGCCAATCCCGCATTGCACCCCAGATTTCGGCGCGTTTGTTACCCCACATTATTGAATTTTTGGCTTTCCAGCCAAAGTTGACCCCGCGCACCTTGTACCGCTGCTCGTTCAGTCGATCAAGGATGCCGTACCCCAAGCCGCCTTCGTCAATGACAACCAGCGTTGGCTTGTACTCTTCGATAGCGTCGATGACGCGGCCTACAATCATCATGGTGTCTTCGCCCGAATACCGTTTGATGGTTGTAAGATCCCGCCCCTGCCGCACGACAATGACGGTCGAGTCGGCCCCGCCTCGCGCGGGATCAATACCCATGATAATGGGCGCGGTCATGTCTTTGTACCGTTCACGCTTCATAGCGTCGTCTACCAGCAGCGGCCAGATAAACTGATCGTCGCCTACGGACGGAAACTCGCCGTAGACCTCAACTTTGGCCTCGCCGCTATCTTCGCCGTATTCCGCAATAATCTGCTCGTACACCTGCTTGTCGGTATCCTCGACCGTGCGCGCGTCTACTGATGTCGTATCCCAGAACGCCCGCTTAGAATGAAACGTCTCAAAAAAATACCCTTGGTTGCGCCGGGGGTTGCTAAACGCAAACCAGTAACGGTCCAGCACGTTCTCGGTAAAGAACCCCGCGCCCACCGCCCAAATCGGGTCAGGTATGCCGCTAGCCTCGTCAAAGATCAGCAGCATCCCGTCGTGGTTGTGCACGCCCGCGTAGCTGTCGGGGTTCTCTTCGGACCACAGCTTGCCCTCCGCCGCCCAGTAGCGCGTGCCCTTCTTCAGATCGCGTTCCACCAGCTCGCACAGCCATCTGGCGGGCATGAGCTTGGTCGCGCTGATCTCCCACCAATGCGAATTGATGATCATGGCCGTCCACTTGGTCAACTCGCCCCATGTCACGGACCTAAGTTGCGCTTCCGAGTTAGCCGAGATGATGCTGGTCGATCCTATGCGCGTCGAGATCATCCACAAGATTAGCCAACTTACCAGCGCCGATTTGCCGATGCCGCGTCCTGACGCCACTGCTTTACGCAGCGTGTCCATTTGAAGTTGGCCCTTGTTGGCCTTGATGTGCGCCGAAAGCTCCCGCAACACCCGCCGCTGCCATGTGCGCGGCCCCTTAAACCGCGCCAGCGGCGTGTTTGGTTTGCCCCACGGGAACGCGAACAGCACGAAGTTTTCCGGGTCGTCCGCCACACCCGGAGACCACATCTTTGTCATCAGTATTTGTTCTTCGGTAGACGTGTAGACTGGTAATTGCGCCATTATGCGGGGCCTCTTGGACGTGTTTGGCTAAGGAATGTTGCCGCCCACAGGGTTGGACGCGCCATCGGGTGCATCCGTCACGACATTGGTTCCCGGCGCCACGCGCCCGCCCGTCCACGGAGATTCATTCAGCGGGCCAAGGCACCGCGCCAATTGTACGCCGTTCACGCGGGTCTCAATCTTGGAGCAGGAATAGGACCACATGTTCGACATCCCGCCGCCGGGTTTCGTTGTCGTGGTAAACGTCCGGTGCACGGCGGGTTGCCACGCCCATGTCGGGGCCTGCGGGTAGCTTGTGCGGTTTGAGAACAGGCTCCACACCTTGCCTTTGGGCGCGTTGCAGGAGCCATTCATCAGATTCAGATCGGCAATGGCGGGGCCGCGCAAAACCGGGCAGATCGAGGCCCCTTCGCGGAATGCCACGCCATTGACCACAATACTGTTGCCGGTTGGCTCGGTGCTGGACGCCGCGCACAGCGCGTACTCACCCCGGCATATTGCCAACGCAGGGCCTGCGTGGGCTGGCGTGACCAGAAGGGAGAACAGGAAAGCAATCATCTTGGTATCCTTTGGTATCTTTTGGCCAGAGTTAAGATGCGATATACGGTAGCTTTTCCAATGCGTCATGGTCGATCAGGCGCGACTGCGCGTCTTGCAACGCCTGAACAATGCTAATCTTCTGATACACGTCAACCGTCAGTTCTTGTTTGGCTGTCCATCCATGAACGTGTTTCAGGATCTCCAATGCCGCTTTGGCGTCGCCATTCCGTGCGGCTTCGTGCAGCAGGCCCGACATTTCCATCTCGCCATCAGCATGGCCCTTCAATTCCGCCATTTCGGCCAATTGGTCGAATTGGCATAATTGTCTGTATTCTGCGGGCTGCATACCCGCAGCCAGCGCTAGCGAATCGTTCTTTAACCCGCGTCGCGCCGCAGCGTAGATCGCGTTTAAACGCGCCTCGGTGGCTTGAAGTTTGCGCGGTTCATGTGGGAGCGTGTGCCATGTCATGTAAGGCATCGTATGTTAGCCGCAAAGGGTTGGCAAGAAGGAGGCGTGAATTGAATGCTGTTAAATGTTTTGCGGGGAGCTGAAACTGATTTTTTAAAAAAAATTTTGTGCGGACCCTCCGTGGTTGGGGCCAGGAACCGCAAGGCCCTGCCCGCCTGGTCAAGCC